TACCACAAGTACAAAACCCAGCCGAGGTAGAGCTACCAATAATACCACAGCAGCAACCACAACAACGAGGCACAGATCCAAACACTCTAGCTGGTATACAGAATCAGTCATACGAGACTACATTTAATAACTTAATGGCTCAGTTTAGACCCAGAAGAATGAATAGAAGACGTGACTTTAGAACATCATTTAACAGAGATTATTTCTCACAATTTGTATAAACAATGACAGCAAAATCTAGGTATGATGATTTATCCAGTGATCGTTCCCAGTTTTTGACCGAAGCAGAAGACGCAACAAAACTTACACTACCATATCTTATCCGTGGTCATGAAGAGTACGATAAAGGTATGAAACAACTGAAGACACCTTGGCAGTCCGTGGGGGCTAAAGGAGTGGTAGCATTAGCATCAAAGCTATCGCTATCACTTGTACCTCCACAGACTAGCTTCTTTAAGTTACAGCTAGATGAGTCTCAGTTAGGTGAAGAGTTTGAGCCACAGGTAAAATCAGAACTTGACTTATCCTTTGCAAAGATAGAGCGTACTATTCTTGACGCTATCGCTGCATCAGATGATCGTGTAGTAATACACCAAGCATTACAACATCTAGTTGTAGGTGGTAATGCTCTTATTTTTATGGCTAAGACAGGACTGAAGTTATACCCTCTTAATCGCTACGTGATAGAACGAGATGGCAACGGCGACGTGATTGAAATTATCACAAAAGAAAGAATCAACAAAGATCTGATTCCTAACTATGACGCAAAAGATACAGTCACAGATGAGGAAGATGACAATGAGATTGATGTCTATACGCATGTAAAGCGTGACAATAATAGATTTGTATGGCATCAAGAAGTCGATGGTAAGAGACTACCTAACTCACAAGGTAAGTCACCAATTGATAGCACACCATGGCTACCACTACGATTTAATACAGTAGATGGAGAAGCATATGGTAGAGGTAGAGTCGGACAGTTTATCGGAGATCTTAAGTCTCTCGAGGCATTGTCACAGGCTATCGTAGAAGGTAGTGCAGCAGCCGCTAAGGTTGTATTTACTGTATCACCATCATCTACAACCAAACCACAGACGCTAGCAGCAGCTGGCAATGGTGCTATTGTACAAGGTAGACCAGACGACATAGGTGTTATACAAGTCGGAAAGACAGCTGACTTTGCTACGGCATTGCAGCACATGCAGACACTCGAGAAGCGATTGAACGAAGCGTTCCTGATCCTGTCAGTTCGGCAGTCAGAACGTACAACAGCTGAAGAGGTACGCATGACACAGATGGAACTAGAACAACAGCTGGGTGGGCTCTTTGGATTGCTCACGGTTGAGTTCCTAGTACCCTATCTCAATAGAAAACTTAGCATATTCCAGAAGACAGGTGAGATACCACGTATACCAAAAGGTATGGTCAAGCCTATCATTGTAGCTGGTATTAACAGTCTAGGTAGAGGTCAGGATGTACAAGCACTAGGTGGTTTCTTACAGACCATAGCAACTACTATGGGACCACAAGCAATCACAACATATATAAATCCAGACGAGGTTATCAAAAGACTAGCAGCAGCACAGGGTATAGACGTACTAAATCTTGTAAAGAGTGTAGAAGAAAGACAGCAAGAGCAGCAGCAAGCAGCACAACAGCAAGCAGAACTTGAAGCTATCAAGGGCACACCAGCTCTAATGAAAGCACCAATGCTAGATCCAAGTAAGAACCCAGATATGGCACAACAACAACAACCACCAGAAGAATTATAATGGCAGAAACATTAACGATGGAGTCTAATGTAGAGACAACAAGTGTTGAAAATCTCTCAGCAGAAGAACAAGACTCCTTAAAAGTTGGTGAGCAAATGCAAGAAGCTCAGGACAACTTACTAGCTGGTAAGTATAAAAATGCTGAAGAGCTAGAAAAAGGTTATCTTGAGTTACAACAAAAGCTTAACAGTAAAGAAGAGCCTGCACAAGAAGAGCAAGCTGAAGAACAAGAAGAAGCTGAAGTCGAATCTACCATACTCGATCAGTTATGGGACGAAGCTACATCTGAGAAAGGAGAGTTTACTCAAGAAACTTTGGATGAGCTAAGCAAGATGAATGTAGAAGAACTTGCACAGATGCACCTAGAGTATAGAAACTCTGTACAAGGTCAACCAGAGGCTAGAGACTTTTCTGAAGCTGATATAAAAGAACTGAAAGGTGTAGTAGGTGGAGAACAGAACTATGCTAACATGATAGATTGGGCACAGAAATCTCTGAATGAACAAGAGGTTAAAATGTTTGATGCTGTCATGGAGCGTGGTGATCCACTAGCTGCGTTCTTTGCAGTTAGATCACTAGCCTATGCGTATAATGATGCAATAGGATACGACGGTAATATGATACAAGGTAAAGCACCAAGACAAAGTAACGATCAGTTCCGTAGTCAACAGGAAGTTGTTAGAGCTATGGCTGATCCACGTTACGAAGATGATCCAGCATATCGTAGTGATATTATGGAAAAACTAAAACGATCACCAAACGTAAATTTTTAGGAGAAAAAATTATGCCAATGGGCAAAGGTACTTACGGCAGTAAGAAAGGTAGACCACCAAAGAAAACTACAAAAACAATGAACAAAGGCTTTTCTAAATTACCACCAGCAGTACGTAAAAAAATACTCAAGAAAAAGTAATGGCTTATCAAGATGATCTGATATTATCTATGTATAATAGAGGTGAGCCGGGTCTAGCCATGGGTAACATTCCTCCCGGTAAAGGAGGATCACCCGGCCAACCTTATGACCCTCCAAAGGAAGATCCTAAGAATCCATATGTACCAGCACCTAAGCGTTTAGCTAACTTAGCTGATGGTGAACCTGACCCATCTATCATGAACTATGTAACTGAAAAAGGTTTCTTTCTTGATGGTCAAGGTAACTCTTATATGCAGACTGAAGGTAAGTTCTATGATGCTGGAGGTTATAATCCAGACATACATGGACTGCCTGTACCTCTTGTACAGCAAATGCAGATCAATCCTAATGTTGCAATGTACTCTGGCGATGAGGTAGGATCAGGTGTTATAATCCCACAGGATTTTAGCCCTCTACCGTTTAGGTACTTCCAACATCTAAGAACACCAGAGATTAGACAACAAGAGTTAGATCACTTTAACAACTTTATAGATAGCATGGGTGGTGGTCTTGATAGAGTTAGAAGAAGAACACCCATGTCAATAGGATAATGGCAGTTAAAAAGAAAAACGTCTCCCTTAAGATCGGCGTACACAAGAGCCGTAAGGGAGGTCTCACAGCAGCCGGTAGAAAAAAATACAATCGGGCTACCGGCTCCAACCTTAAGGCTCCACAGCCCGGAGGTGGTCCACGCAAACGCTCGTTCTGTGCTCGCTTTAGAGGCATGAAGGGTCCGATGAGAAAGAACGGCAAGCCTACACGTAAGGCTCTCGCCATGAGACGATGGAAATGCTAAATGGCACACAAAGGAAAAGGCTCCTGTAAAGGGGGCAAAAAAGGCGGTAAGAAATATGGCCGCTAAAAAAAAGAAAAAATGCGGATGTAAACACAATGGCAAAAAGAGGACTTTACGCTAACATACACGCCAAGAGAAAGCGGATTGCTGCTGGCTCTGGCGAGAAAATGAGGAAGCCGGGTTCTAAAGGTGCACCAACAGCTGCAAACTTTAGACGAGCTGCAAAGACAGCTAAACCTTATAAAAGAAAGAAAAAATGATTACCACCGATACGGATGGTATAGAAAATATCTACCCAAACGAACCACCCATACAACTATTACCAGAACGAAAACTAATGTCACCAGAAGCAGAAAGATTTAATGGCTGGGCAGCAATGCTCGGATTCGTAGCAGCTGTAGGAGCTTATGCTACAACAGGACAAATCATACCCGGAGTATTCTAATGGCAGCTATCTCTGTAACAAGAGGTAGTAGCACTAGCAACTGGGAAAGATTTTGTCAGTGGGTTACAAGCACAGAGAACCGCCTATATGTAGGTTGGTTTGGTGTCTTGATGATCCCTTGCTTATTAGCAGCAACAACTTGTTTTATACTCGCCTTCATCGCAGCACCGCCTGTAGACATAGACGGCATACGTGAGCCTGTTTCTGGCTCGTTAATATACGGAAACAATATTATATCAGGAGCAGTCGTCCCCTCCTCTAACGCAATCGGACTACATTTTTATCCTATATGGGAAGCTGGAACCATGGACGAGTGGCTCTACAACGGCGGACCATACCAACTCGTTGTCTTCCACTTCTTAATCGGAGTAGCAGCTTATGCTGGTAGACAGTGGGAACTATCATACAGACTTGGCATGAGACCATGGATCTTTGTTGCATATACTGCACCACTATCCGCAGCTCTTGCAGTCTTTCTTGTCTACCCATTCGGTCAGGGGTCATTCTCTGACGGCATGCCTTTAGGTATCAGTGGAACATTCAACTTCATGTTTGTCTTCCAAGCGGAACACAACATCCTTATGCACCCCTT